CTAAGCCCCCAAAAATCGGCTCTCTTTGCATTCTCTTTTCTTTGTGTGCCCTAAGTTGTGCCCTAAACCCAAATTTAGCTCAAAAAATACGTTATTGACCGCCTGCGCTTTTTGAGCCGTGATCTCGGCTTTGTAATAGTGTTTGTCGCTCACTTCTTGCGAGTGCCCCGCAAGCTCTGAAACAAACTCCCTGCTTACGCCGAAATTCCTAAGCATAGAAACGAAAGTATGTCTAGTTGCGTAAAGCGTTTTGTATTTTACGCCTATGCGATCCAAAAGCGGCTTAAAGTGCCTTTTTGCTATCGCTTTGCTCTCCTTAAACGGCTCGCCTAGCCTTGACGGGAATAGCCACTCGCCCCCGCTATCGTATTCTTTTAAAATTTGGACGAGATAGTCGGCTAGCACTACAAACCTATTGTGATTTTTTATGCCGCCGCCCGTCTTGATCTCGCCTTTAACAATGGCTCTTTTCACATGGATTATTCTTTTTTCAAAGTCGATGTCCTCCCATTTTAGAGCCATTAGCTCGCCCGTGCGAAGTCCGGTTGTAAAGGCAATATGCAAAAAAACGTTTAGCCAGCCCGTCGAGTGCTTTAGAATTTTAAGCATCTCATCCACCGTATAAGGCTCTTGTTTTTCGTTTTTTACGCTGAAACTATCGACGAAATCAAGTGGGTTTTTTGGTATAATATCGTTTACCACAGCTTTTGCAAGCGCCATATTAAGGATATTTTTTACTCGTTTGACGGTGGTCGTTGAGTATTGGCTTAATAGCCGCGCTTGCCATTTTTCAATATCTATGGGCTTAATGTCGCTTAAATCGTAGTTTTTGAAATGCGGGATAATAAGCCGCTTGGCTTTTGAGATATAATCATCTTGCGTCTGTTTGCCGCGCTTGTGGCTAGATAGCTCTATCGTTTTTAGCAAAAAGCCCTCTAAGCTAGTATCTTGCACATCCTTTTTTTCATCAATCATCTGTAAAAGAACGCTCCAATAATTGCGCGCGATCCAGCGCAGGTTTTCGCTAGTCGCGCTTTTATTAGTGGAAAATCTGTATCGTTTTTTGTTTATCGTGCCAAAAACGTAAATGACGTTATTTCGCACTTTAAACCCGCCGCTATTTTTCATTATTATATCTCCTTAAAATTTTAAGGGCGGCAGTTTGAGACAGCATTATTTTACCGTTTTCTAGCCAAAATTCCGCCTGCGGCTCTAAATTTGACTTGACGTATGCCGTGATCGTTTGGCGGCTTTTGCCTGAAACGTCGCAAACGTAAGACAGCGGCACGCATTTTGGCAGGAGCAAGGAAACAGTATTTTTCATCTCGAGGATTAAATTTTTAAGTTCTAAAAACTCGCTCATTTCTACTCCTTTATCTGTTTTACTAAAATCACGATGCGGTTTAGCCTGCCGTCGTCAAACTTCTCAATTTCTCGCACTATCCAAGCGATTTTGGCGTGGCGTTTTGTTTCTGCTTGCGCGATCTCGTTGTGCTTTTTACAATAGCCGCAAAGCCGCGCAAAGGCGGCCTGAAATTTAGTCTTTTTCATCTTGTGTCTCCAGCTCGTCTGCCACTAGCGTTGCGTATCCTGCGATGTCGCGCCAGCTTACCCCCTGCCATTTCGGGAATTCCTCAATATTTTGCTGAGTCCTTTTGGCCCACCGAAGTGCCACATGGTAACATGTGTTACAAAGTCGCCCATTTTTTCTCCATTTGCAGGACTTGTTGGTGCCACAGACAGCACATATTGTTGCCCTTTCACTTATTCTTTTGCTAGATAGCCTCTCATTGCAAAATAGCTCATTAAAAGTAGTGCAATTATATTTTTGAGCTCGCTTATATGCTCTATTTTTCTGAGTTTCACTTAGATTTAGAATAAAAGCCCACTCGCCAATTGTTTTTACGGTGCCATTATGCTCTATTTTTGTTAGCCCCTCTTTGTTGTTTTGCTGCACTCTCATTGTAGCCCATCTGCAATTTGAAGGCTCGTAATTGCCATGCGGGTTAATTCTGTCTAGCGTTGTCCCTGCTGGCCTTGCCCCCATGTCTTTAACAAACTGGTCAAAATTATCTAGCCACTCCTGACATATTGTTATCCCTTTTAGTTTATGGTTCTTGTTATTATCGCCGCCAAACAAACATCTGCTCCTCATAGCTCTCCAACTGTTATAGGTGGCACTTTGTGTTGAATTTACCCATTTGGTTTTTGGCATCTTAGCTCCCTTTCTCGCACGTTTGCCACGCCCCGTTTTTATTTTTGATATAAGATACTATGCTATCAAGCGCGCCGTCTTGCGCGCTTAACTCGCCCCTCGCTAATTCGATATAAGCCGCCATATCCCGCCAGCTATCTATGTATTTTGCATCGCCGCTCAAAATCCTTGCTAGCTTATGTAGGCTCATTTCAATGGCTTCTTTTTGAAAAGCTTGTAGGCTATCCCAATTCTTACTACTTCTAGCCGCTTCTTTTAGATTTTGACTGACTTTTGCGTGCTCCTTGAATATGCCGTGCGTTTTCCCGCGCTCGGCTAAAATTTCATCAATATTCATTTGTTGTCCTTAAAAACTATTTCTTTGCCCTTGATCACTAACTGTTTCACGTTATCGTCATTTATCTCTTCCATACAGCTTTCGCACAAGTGGCGAAGTGCCATCTCAACAAATGTACCGTACTTTTTAAAGAATTCTTTTGTGTCTTTGGATAGAGGATAAATGCGCGCTTGCGTCTCGTCTAGGTCACAAAGGTCGCAATAATATGTCACATGTTCTCCCATCATTTCCCTCCGCAACTGCACGCAACGGGCTTGCCGTCTGTGCCTATAAATTGGGTTACTCCGCCTGCTTTATACCCCAAATAAAGTATAAATTTGAACCCCTCGATGCAAGCTATTTCTATGTCGCGAGCTTCCTCTGTAAGCGCGCAAATTTCGGTTTTTGGCTTATCCGTCGCCTCGCAGCCCGCTAGCAAAAATGCAAATAAAATCAGTAGTTTTTTCATTGTTCATCCTTTACCCTAAAACCTAGCGCGTAAAGCGGAGCTATCTCTACATTATCGCCTACAAACGCCTGCGCCTGCGCTCTCGTCATCCTCGTTTGGCTGATGTGCCAGCCGTCGGACATCTTGAATTCCCAATACCAAAGGACATCATCGACTTTTACAAGAATAAAAGGGTTGGTATATCCAAAATCGCCGTAAGCGTGAATATCTTGCAGCATTAGTGTGTCGGCTTCGTGCTGCCTAAAAATAACCCTATCGCCTTTTTTAAAGTTGCCCGGTATCGGCCTCACGCGATATTCAAAACTATTCCAATCCCAAAGCGGGCATTTTATCTCGCTCCAGTCATTCGCGCCTTTGTCGCTTACTTCTATTGCCTCGCCCCGCGTGTAGGCTTGCATTACTTCGATCATTTCGTCTGTGTTCATCGTCTTATCCTTTCTATTATCTCTCTAATTTCTTTGACGTCCTCTATCCAAGACCTATACGGCTCTCTGTTTGCCCCGTGTGCCAAATCTATCTTTAGCTTTAGGCTATCGAGCCGTTTTTCAAGCGCCATTAGCTCCTCGATTATCGCTCGCAAATCGTCTGCTATTTCTTTCATTTTTGCCTTGTAGTAAGCGGGAATTAATCCCGCGATTTGTATAATTAGAAGTTGTTTTTTGTAGCCTTTTTGTAGGAGATTAGGCTACATTGTCTCTTATTTTCTCGTAATTCTCAATCTTGCGCTGCATTTTACTAAGAGTGCTTTGTAACACCATTAGTTCCTCTCTTAGAGTTCCGCCTTTGCCAAAGATAGTCGCCACGCTTTCAGGCGTCCAGTCGTTCAGCTCTTTGTTTAGCGCTGCGGTGGCGTCCCAAAAATTGCCGTAAGCGTCTTGTATTTCATCGAGCATATACTCCCGCGTAAGTTCGACGCCGAGTTCGTATTCTTTGTCGCTCATATTTTTATACCCGTTTTGCTCTAAAACGCCGACGATCATATTGTTGTAATCAGCGTCCGCCCGATCTTTAGCTTCCTCTAGCGTATTTGCATAAAAAGCTTTTGATACGACTAACTCGTCCGTTACCACTACGTTAAATTTTCTCATTTTATGCTCCTTTTTTAAAATCCAAATTTGTAATATCTATGCCGTAAGCCTTAAGCCACACATCCTTATGATACGATTTTACCGTGCCGTAGTTTTTATCGGGCACGTCTATACGCTCTATTTTTAGCTCTGCGCTCGTTGCCGTAAGTTTTCGCCAGTCATAAGCGCCGCCTAGCGCAAACTCTACTTTTTTAACGGTCGCCCAGTCCTCGTTTTGGTCTAACTGAATTTGTAGCTTTTGGGCTTCTCGTTTTGCCGCGCTTGCCGTAGCCATAGCCGTAGCTTCTCTTTTTGAGCCTATCCACGCTTTAGTAGCCAGCGCTTGATCTCTTTGTTTTAGCGCGAGTTCTTTTTGCTCTACTTCGTTTGCATACGCTCTTAGTGCCGTCGGCAAATCCTGCGGGATAAAATTTTGCGTATAGCTTCCCGTTTTTCTAATGCTAGGCAATACCTCTTTATTGACGAACATCCTAAACGGCTTTGCGTTCGGTTTATCGCTTCGCATAAGCACGAAGTAAAGCTGCGGCTCGGTTATCATAGTAAATTCTTTGACGCCGTAGCCGGTATCAAAGCTACCTAAGTTTAACTTATCCAGCTCAAACTCCGATAGTATCGCATCTTTTACCACGCTTGCATTAGTAAGTCCTAATGCCTTGCAAACGTCGGCTAAGCAAAAAAGCGGCTCGTTATTTTCATCGACCGCAACTCTGATCTCAAAATTTTCGTTCTTGAAAATTTCTAAATTCATTTTGTGTCCTTTCTCTTTTTTATTGGCGCAGATAGCGCAAGCGTTTGAAAAACGACCCATAAATTATTGTCTATCTCGCGAATTTCGTTTTCGTATTTTCGCAAAACAGCTAAATCGTTTTTTGTCGTCGTGTCAAGTTCGTTTAAAAGCTTTTTCAGCAACTCTCCTAACTTACTCATTTCGTTTCTCCTTTGGGTTGAAGTATGTTTAAAATTTTAGCTCTCATCGCGTTGTGATTTTTCGATAGCGCGTCTAAAGCGCAGAATAAATCATAAGCGCAGTCAAGCACCTTGTAGCTTACTTCCTCGTCGCTGTCGGTCGGCTCTATTTTGTAAAGCGCTAGATACTGGACAAACTTCTGTTTAGTTTGTTGCATTGTGTCCCCTTAGGTATTTATTTGTATTCTTTTGAAATACATAGCCGAATAATACTATTTTTAAAATGTATTGTCAAGTATTCTTTTGTATGCTTCAAAATAGCTTTTATTTTTGATATACTGCTTAAAAAGTACAAAGGGGTACATGATGTCCGATAAAAAAGAGATAAAACTAGACATTAATCTGTTAAGGCAAAGCAAAAAAGAAAGGGGCAAGGCGGAAACAGAGGCGGTGCAAGAGCAAAGCCAAAATAAAACCGAAATAATATCTGTCAGGCTTGATCCATCAACAAAAGAAAAGCTGTCCTACATCTGCGATTTAGAATACCGCCCAATGGCTTTACAAATTCGTAAAGTGATTGAGGATTTTATCCGCTTTTATGAAGACAAAAATAACCTTATGCCTTTTAACGAAAAGGCGGGGGATATTAATTATCCCGGCAACCCATTTTTTAAATCACCAGATGAAGTTTTGCCGTTTTGAGCCAAATAATCCACTAAAATTTTTCTTAAATGCATAGCCAGCGGGCGATACTCTTTTTGCGCATCGTCCTTTAGTTTTTGCAGCGTTTCGTCGTCTAGCCGTATGCTAACGATATTGGTTTGTTTGTCTTTCATCTTTATCCTTTCTATCTAAAATTTAAAATGCTTTCTCCGGTTTGCCGATTTTTTTGATTATGGTGCGCAGTTTTGTATCTTTCGTCGTCATTGCGGTAGCTTCTTATCCTTTTTGGGCTAGTTCCTTGATGTTCAGCAGAAGCTCTATCACATTAGGCGGCAACGGCTCTTTTTTGCGTCGCTTCCTTTGCGTAGGTTCTTGTACGGGTTTGCTAGGCGGTAGGCTTGCCCAATACTGATCAAGCTTTCGCCCGTAGTATTCAAATGCTTCTTGTTTATTTAGCTTGACGTGTGCGGGCAGCGGGTCACTAACCCAGACGCCGTCTTGCATACGCATAGTGCCCTTTTGTATAGATACTGCTTCGCCGTAGGTCATTAGCGCCCCTTTCTTTTATTATTTTTTAATAATTATGCGGTATAATTCGAGGTATAAAAACGTGCAGGTTTTACCCCGCTGGGGTTTGAAATTTATATTTTACCTAACACGTTCCCCTTAGTTTTACTAAGGTTTTTACCCCGTTGGGGCTTGAATTAGGGGGCTAACGCCCCTTTTTATTTCTCCCCTTGATTTCCTCACCACATCCTTGCTATTGTCTAGCCAGTGGATAGTCGGCACGCCTTTGTGCCTAGTATCGAAAATATACCAAGCATATACCATCATCCCCGTTTCGTATTTGCCATCCGGGCGTATCTCTGCGGATAGCAAAGGGTAGCGTGCAAAAACGTAAACTTTTTCTAAAATCTCGCGCGAATAAATTTCGTCTAGCCGCTCTTTGCCGTGCAGATAATTAAGCGGTAGCAAAAACGCAAATCTAGGCGCGATTTCGCACGCTTTCAGGATAAACTCTTTGGCGAGGCTAAATGGCGGATTTGTGACGATCGCGTCAAATTTGCGCGTTTCGGCTAGAAAATCTTTGCCGTCTAGCAGCAAATCGTAAGCTGTAATGTCCTCGTATCCCGCCTCTTTCAAAATCGCCGTTATTGCGCCCGCACCGCAAGCAGGCTCCAGTATGTGCCCCTTAAATTTCTCAACCTCTAAGAGCCGCCGCGTGATGTTATAGGGCGTCTGGTAGAAGTCGCTTTTTGAGCGCTTCTTGTTCGTATTGCCGCTAAAATTTTTGCCCATTTTCATTCCTAAAACGGTATCGTTTCGTCGTCGTATTTGTCGTCATCCACGTCTATCTCGGGGGTGTCATAGCTTTCAGGCGGTTTTTGTTGTTGCGGCTTATTGGGCGCCCCTTGTTGCGGACGTTGATTTGAATATCCGCCTTGCTGATAGCCTTGCGAATACCCGCCTTGATTATTGCCCGCTCGTTGCCCGTCGCCTAGCATTTCCATATTCTCGACGGCTACCGTGTGCTTACTTCTGTTTTGCCCGTTGCTATCCGTCCATTGGTCGAATTTTAAGCGACCCTCTACTAAAAGCTTTGAGCCTTTGCTGAGGTATTGATTTGCCGTCTCCGCTTGTTTGCCGAAAAACGTAATGTCGATAAAGCACGTTTCCTCGCGTTTTTCGCCATTGAGCGTGTATTTTCGGGTTACGGCAATGCCGGAGCTGCCTATCGCCGCACCGCCTTGGGTATAGCGCAAATCAATATCTCGCGTCAAATGCCCGACTAAAACTATTCTGTTAAACATCTCTTAGCCTTTCGTCTGTTTGCCCTTATTCTTTGGCTCCTATCATAAGCGCCTTTTGTGCGTCTAGTTTTTGAGTGCGGCATGCGGACTTTGCTCTTTTTTGTTTGTGGCACACCTTGAAAATCATCTACGCCGTTTAACCCCGCGAATAATGCACTTAAAATCCCTACTGCTTTCATTTTTAACTCCTCAAATCATCCATTAGCGCGTCGATGCTGTTCGGGTCAGCTAAATACGCTTTCGCCTCGTCGGGCGACACTCTTTCTAAAAGCTTTTCGGCCTCGTCCTCGCTTGCGCCTCTCTTTATCAATTCGCTTTGCAAAGCGTCAAGCGGTAGCACGTCCTCGTTCACGTCGATTTCTATTTCAACGGGCGCGGCTTCGATGTATTCGGCTTCGTCAATTGTCAAATTTTGTTTGACAGTTGAGCTGTTCGGTTTTTCCGAACTATTCAAAAGCTCGTTTAGGTTTTGTGCCGCAGGAGCTTCAAATTTAGGCTGTTCTTTGTAAGCCTCGTTTTCGGCATTTACCGCGCTCATCAGCATAAAATCGTCGGTCGGCAATTTTGAGGCGATGTATTTAATGGCTTTTGCCTTATACATCTCCTCGCTCCAATTCGTCCACGCCGAAAATTTGCCCGCCTTTACGGCCTGATTGGTGTTTTTTAGCTGGTTTAGCTTCTTTGCACTGATAAAATCTCTCGTTACGCCGTTTTTATCTCTAGCCCACACCATAGCGCCGAGCAGATTTTCATTTATCCATGCGGCGTCTGTTTCGTTGCGGTCTTTTAGATTGGCTTCAAATATAAATTTCTTGCCGTTTTCATCGACTGTATATTCAAATTTATCGCACTCATACACCAGCTCGACGTCTATGTCGTAGCCTGCGCGCTTAGCCAAAATTCGCCAGCCGATATAACCTATTTGCAGTTGAGCTTTTTTGACGCCTCTTTCGGAAAAAGGCACGATGTAGGCTTGCTTTTGCTCTTTTACGATAGATAGCCCGACTTGCGCGATTTTAAGCGCGACGCTAAAGACGGATACGGGTTCGCACTCTAAAATGCTTTTATCCATACCAAGCAGGGTTAAATCGGTTACGAATTTATCCGCCTTGACTTTACTGCCGCCGCTAAGGGCTACGATCTCGCTCATCTTTTGCTCGGCGAATTTCGCCATCAAGCTATTAAAATTCTTTGCCGGTGTTTGAGGTTTAGCTTGTTGTAGTTGGTTCATTTATCTGTCCTTTCAATTTTCACTTCGCTATCTATAAAAGGCGCGCAACTATTCCCCCATCCGTCCATTGTTCTTCCCGTAGGCACAAATTCTTTACCGTCGTAAAAAATCTCCATTATATACCCGCCGTCAAAATCTAAATCAAAGTAGCCATCATTCACGGGCTCAACGTCTGTTTCTATCTCAATGCCTCTAAAACTTGCTTTTACTTTCATTTTTTTATCCTTTCAAATTTATGCCGCAGTTATGTAGTTTTCTTTGCGGTATTCATAGCTGTGCGCCTCATCTTTGGCAATGTCGGAGTAGATAAGCTCCAAATCTTCCTCGCCATACTCTTTTTCCGCTTCGGCGTAGTCCATATACCGCGTCAAAAGCTCTTGATACTTACTGCGCCCTTTTTCTAGCAACTCCTCGCTAATACGCACCAAAAACGGGATATGCGGCGCAGATTTAGGCACGCAAAGCCAGCCCGTGTATTTGAGCGAAGTTTTATGCCCGCACAAATTTAAAACGTCCGTATAGTAAGCTAGCGATAAATCGTAATTATACGGCTCGATCAACTTCTCAAATTCGTCTTTATTATTCGCTTTTGTGCTTTTGAGATCGTAAAGCAGCCCCATTTTGCGGATGTAAATATCAGGGCGCGCTTGCATAAGCAAATCCGCGTCTTTGTGGTAGTGAAAAAAGCTCACTTCTTTGTCGGCGTATTTTAGAAACGGCACGAAGTCATTAACGATCTTGGAGATTTCCAGATAATGCTCTATCATACCTTTGCCTACTACGATTTTATCCGGGTTTGCTTCGCGTAGCTCGTCGGCTTTTTTGGTGTCGAGCCCCGCCGTCGGACTTTCGATGTAGGTTTCTTTGATATTTTCAGGCGTTAAGATGCAGTCGTGGCAAAGCGTGCCCTCGTCGAAACAAGGCTTCCAAAAGTCGAATTTATGCCGAAATTTAAAGGCTCTTACGCTTTTCCTTATCAAATCAAAACGAGTCGAGCTTAGCCCGCCCGCCTCGTGGTAGTCTTTGTTTGATATGTCTCTTATCATCGTGTTTAGGGGGTATTTGAAGTTCATCGCTCGCCCTTTTGAAATGATTTTACAAAGGCGATAAACTCGCCGACGGTTAGATGTTTGTCTGTTTTGTCGCCTCTCTTAAACAAAGAGGCGTAAAATTTAAATGCTTCAACGCTCATATCGCTATCCTTTCGTATTCGTCTGTAATAATTTTAAATGGCTCTAAAATCTCAGCCGCCATTTTTGCTATCCTAGCCCTGCGTTCCTCTTTGATTTTGCGCAAATCTGCTAGTAGCTCCCTCAGCGTTTCGCCGACTTTTTCGTTCGGATGATCGCTCAAATATTCGCGGATGCACAAAACTACGTCCGTGTAGTCCTCGTATTCAAAAAGGCTATCAAGCCCGCCGTAAATATCGTCCTTATCCGTCCGCTCGCAAATCTCTTGCATATACTCTTTTATTTTTGCTTCGGCTTTTTCTTGTGTCATTTCTTACCCTTTCAAATTTAAAAACCTGATATTTTTGATTAGCCGTTTTGAGTTGTTTCCTTTTCGGAAATAACTCGCTAGCCGCCTAAATAACCTAAATAGCCGCACGGCTTATCCTTTCTCGGGCTAGAGATGACTAGCCCGCCATTGAAGTTTTGTATTTTTTCGGTATTTTGGGCAAATACGCCGCACGGTAAACGTGGCCTAGCCCAGAGCTTTGCCCTAGTTCTCTTTGCTCGTAGCGTTCTTTCATCTCGCACAGCCCCGCGTCCACTAGGTCGGCGTGCAAATCGTCCGTTTTTACTTTTACGTCAAATGCTGCGTCGCCTAGTCTTTCGTTTGACCTAGCTCTTTGCGATCTTGACATTTCCCTAAAATCTATTTTTGAGTATTTGTCGCTTAGTTTTTCGTAGTCTTTTTTCGCCTTTATCAGGGCTTTTACGCTCGATAAAACCTGCTCTAGCTCCTCGTTCGTCATTTTTTCTCCTTTGGTTTTGTATCCTAAAGCAAGCCCCGCGAGTTTTACCAATTTACTATTTAAGGAGACTAAATGCTTGCGTGAGTTTGCGGGACTTGATTTAAGATACTGTGGCGGGCATCCCCCGCCGACATTAATTTATACTTGCTTTATAGGCCTTAACGCCCTCGCACTTTTGGCTGATTTTTGACACTATCTCTCCAAGCGCTTCGCGCCTTGAAGCCTCGGCCGTATAGCACACCAACTTTAGGCCGAATTTCTCTTCGTCGATAGTTACGAAAAGCTCGCACTCAAATTCGCCCCTGATCTGTGTATCGGCTTCGTAAACCGGTAGCGTGAAAGTGATGTTTTTAGGCATCTGGATAGTCTCTTTTGCGCCCGATTTGATCTCGACGTCTAGGCTGATTTTTGAGCTCGCGTTTTTTTGCACGCTGTCAAATTTCTTGACCGCTTGCAGGCTTTCGGCTAGCTCGATCACGTCCATATTGTCGTTTGGCTTGCCATCGATCGCCGTAATATATGCAAATAGGCTTTTAAGCAAAAATACGAAGTCGCGCTGACCTAGGGTTTTGCCTACGCTTTGGTTAAAAGCTTCGTAAAACGGAGTAAAGCCTAGGCCTAAATTTATGCGTTTTTCGCAAAACTCGGCTTTATCTTTGGAGTTGAAATCTACGACGCACTTTATGCTCTTGTCGTCGAAAAATAGCTTCGAGGTCGGCTCTTTGTACTCATTGACGAGATCAACGAAGCTATCTACGTCAAGAGCGCCTATGGTATATTTGTTTCTTAGAGGTTCTTTTAACAAAGAGTCGGGCAATTTGTAGTCTTGGTGGGTTAGTACGGCTCTCTTGCCTTCGTCTAGCATTACGCTAGGCACTACGTATTTACTCTTTTCTTCTGACATTTGTTATCCTTTATATGTAAATTACATACTCATTACGAGTTGGTTAGGCGCATTGCGCACCGGCAGTAGGTTCTCTGAAACATAAAATCTCGTCCTGATAGGCTCTTTCGGTAAATTTACGCCCGTAGTGCCGAAAACTATGATCTCGCCCTCAGAGTTGGTATCTGGCTTAATATTTAGCTTTATGCTCACGCTAGCGGCTTTACCGGTAGCTTTTACGGCGCTGATGGCTTCTTTTAGGTTATTGGCGGTTTGGCTTAGCAGCATGCCCGCTCCTAGACTTCTTAGGCATTCGACCAGGACGTCTACATCTTTATTTACGATTTGCGGTTCCATTTTTTGTCTCCTTGTGTTGGTTGGTTGGTTGGAGCTTTCGCTCGACTCGGGTTATTGGTTTGGTGGCAGGACGGGTCGGAGTCGGACCGACATCTCGCGGATTTGGAGTCCGCAGCTTTACCGATTAAGCTACCGCCATATAAATTTGCGTGGATTTTTCAAGCTCTGATATACACGCGCGATCAGGGCTGATCTGGGACGACAAGCTTTCGCTCGTTCGTCAAATTTATCCGATTGAAACCAGATTAAGCCCGACGTGGGCAGGCTCTGTCGGTCAAGAGGTTGATACAATCTCGCTCATCCAGCCTTTTGTGTTACGATAATCGTAACATTTATATGCTTAAAAGGAGCTTATATTTTTACGAATATCGTAACTTTTTGGCAAGAATGAGAAATAGTGTATAGAAGGCTATTAGTGGCGAATGTGTTGAAGCAGCAATAGTGAGTTTTTAAGAAGCCATACTAGTGCCTTCTCCACTCCCACGGCGGGGTAGGCTCTTTATCTCGCCAAAGTCCTAAGCCTTGCTTTTTCGCCCGGCTCTCTTGCACAGTATATTTCTTTGAAAATTTGCGATATGCCCACGCGTAGCCGTTTGCTACCATTTGGGCGTTTATGTCCGCTCCGTTTAAATAGATCGTGCCGATCGTGCGTTTATACCTATCTTTGCCGTTTTCATCGACTTCTACAACTTCGCCTGCGATCAAATTTGCCAAAAACTGCTTTGATTTTTTACCGTAGGGCTGTTTCAATTCGGGCGCGTCAATGCCGAATAGCCTTACCTTGATTTGGGTTTTGTTTTGTAGTATCGTGATCGTGTCGCCGTCTGAAATTTTAATAACCTGGCCGGAGATAGCGAAAAGTGGGATGGTGAAAAATAAAAGTAATAAAATTTTCAAAAGTCTATATTGTCTAAGTCCATTTCACTTATAGGGGGGATGTCGTAAAGGGACGATCCATCATATCTCGCCAGAAATATACCTATTACCTTATGTTTCGGGTAGCGCAACAAGACCATATCTTTATATGCTCTAAAATGTGCCCCAGTCGTAAAAACATCGTCTATTAAAATAATATATTCTTGTGGCTCTTTTGTAGGTTTAATCCAAGATGTAAATTCTTTTATTTCATCGGGGTTTCTTGTTCCGCCAGTATGAGATGACTTTTGTGGGCTAATCGTATCTAAACAAAACTGAATATCGTAATTGTTTGATAGCTTTTTTAATTCTTTTGCCAAGGCATCTAATCTATCATTAAAATCATGATCTTTACGAGGTTTTGATGTGGCGCAAGGGATTATTGTGCAACAAAAGCCTTTTAGTCGATCGTGTACCATTTGAGCAAAATTCTTTATCTCTTTATTTCTAAAGCCCCAGACTTTTTCATCACTGCGATGCTTTAGTTCTTTCTTAAAATTTATTATCATAGAGTTTGACTTTGAGATTGAATACCCTCCTGGTGTATATTCTAAAAAATAATAGCATTCATCTTGCGGCACTAAATGTCTATTAAAATGAATTTTTGGGTCAATTTTTATCCAGTTCATAAATTTCTCAAAATATCATCAATTTCTCGGACTCTTACCGCTCCTCGCTTTTCATAGGTATGCGGCCATTTTAGCCCACTCTCAAAACAAGAATTTAGTATGAATAGCTTTCTGCCCATTTCCATACAAGCTCTCGCCTGTGTTAGCGTTCCGCTAGTTTCGGAGGCTTCTACGATCACGGTAGCGTCTGAAACGGCGGCCATTACCGCGTTGCGTTCTGGGAAGTAGAGCTTTTTTGTAGCAAAAGGCTGTTTTGAATATTTAAAAAACGGCACGTGACTAAGGAGCAGATGCTTTTGAGCTACTTCGTTTTGTAGCGGCTTATTTTCTTTCGGGTAGTATTCGTTTATCGGCGTACCTATGACGCCTATTAAATGCCCGCCGTGCTTTATCGTAGATTGCATAGCTTCTGTATCAATGCCTGCCGCCAAGCCCGACACTATTACAAACCCCTCTTTTGTTAGCAGCTTCGCTAAGGCTCTCGCTCTAGCCCTGCCGTCGTCGGTGGCTTTTCTTGCCCCCACGATAGATATTTTTTTAGGGGCTTCTAATAGCCCTATGTCGCCCTTGTAATAAAGCCTCTTTATGTAGGTTTCTTTTAGCAAAGCGGGGTATTGATAGCTCTCGTCCGTGATGATAGAGAAATTTCGAACTAATTTTTTAAAAAAAGCTTCTATCTCGGCTCGCGTATCTTGCGCATCGAGAGGTTGCGGCGCGTGCTTTAATTCCTCAACCTTTTTTAAACTGCTGTTTTGAATACTAGCCCACAATAACTCATAATTGATAGTTTCTTGGTAGGGGTTAATAGCGTCAATAAGCATATTTTTACATCCTCTTAGCTCTTTTTAGTGGCTTACAATATACCACAATATACCAAAAGTTTTACTAAAATTTTGCCCCTCCCCTTTCCTAAAACCTCTTTGAATTTATGGAGTAGCTACCGACTAGGCGGGGGCTAAGTCACGTTTTTTAAATTAACCCCTGCCTATCAGTCTAAGCCTAGCTTTGCGGTTGTTCATTTTTGACTTATTAACCCCGACAACTTTAACCATCTGTAGTTCGCTAAAGAACTCATCGTCTTTTCTTATAGCTCTTACTTTAAATTCGGCGGATTGATTGTATGGGACTAATTCAACGGCGTTTAGCTCAGTATTGTCATAAAAAACCTTTACCGCCTCCTCGCCCATAAATTTGTAATGGACTATGTCGCAGTGCATAATGCTCGCTCTTGGGTCGCATATTACACTGTCGCCATCCTCAATTTCTGGGGACATACTGTCGCCTGAAGCAATTAATGCGTACATTTCCTTATTCCACTCTTTGCCCGTATACGGCACTTTTCTGGATTTATCTTGGTATGAATTTGTGATGGCTACGCCGCACGACGCCTCCCCAACTACCGGCACAAATTTAACTTCAATAAGGTTGCTGCTCTCGTTGGTATCCAAAAAGAAACTAGGGCTAATACTAAAGAAGTTAGCGATCGGCACATAATATTCTCTTGGGATATTTTCTACATAATCCATGCTCGTCCATCTTGTAATATACACAGGTGGGACACCTAGCGCGCGTGCCAACTTTGCCTTTGTTCCCCTCCCGCCATTTTCCACAAGCCCAGCTAATTTCTCTTTTTCGTGCATAGTAGTCCTTTCTAAAAAAGTTACGGATATTGTAACATTTTTTTAATTACGAATATCGTAAGTTTTTAAGCGTTTTTTAATTACGAATATCGTAATATTGCAATTATGATTAGTTATGGAAATGAAAGAGTGCTTATGCACAGGATAAAAAACGAGAAAGTGCCGTCATTAAAAAGACTGGAGAAACTTATACTCACACAGCCCGAGTTTGTAGAGGAGCAAGCTGGCAAAGCGATTTGCGAATACAAAAGAGTAATTGTACTAACAAGGCAGGCAAAAAAACTAAAAAAACCAATATGTGAGTCCGAGCAAGAAGCCAAACACCTCAAAAAGGCTAAAAAGGAGAGTAGATGAACGAGCAAAAAATAGTTGCTAAAGCCAAAAATAAAGCTTTTCGCAAGTCTCTAAAAAAGATGATTAAGGGGCTTGACAAGCTAGAGTGGAGCGACCAAGCCAAGATGATAAAAATGCTAGCTAGCTATTGTGGGCTTGTTTCTCGCATTGAGTAGCGAGTTTATCCAAAGTAGGTTTTATGCCGTCGGCTATGGCGTTAAACAATGCTGCAGCGTTATCACCTGTCGCTGCGGCACGTTCTTTTTCATTTACGACGGTTAAATCAAACTGTTTTTCTATGACGGCTTTCGTCAGCTCTAAAACGATTTCTTTGTCTGTCATTTAAGTCCTTTGTTTTGAATTTCTTAGCTTGGTCGCTTGGAATTCTACTAAGGGCTTAAATGAAAGTCAAATTTGAAAGGAGAGCAGATGAAAAAATCAAAACTCAAGGCTGAGATTAAAATCTTAAAACTCCGCCAAGAAAATATGATTTACGAGCTGGCGCAGATAAAAAGTGCCGTTGCTCGGATTGAGGAAGCTACCCAAGCGAAAAACGACGGTAATAGATACCCCGAGGCCGCGGTATCGCTACCCGCCGAGAAAGAGGCAGAGACCAATGATTTGCCGTACCCGACCGCGATAATGGACGCCCTTAAAAATGCCCGCCTCGCTTTTGAAAATACATACGAGGCAATGAGGGCGCTAAAAGAAGCGACTAAGAATGTCAAAAGGACTGAAAATGTCTAAAGAGCCAAACAAAATCAGCCTAAAAAACACGATAAAGGGGCTAGAGCTACTTAACGAGATTTTAGGCTGCTGTGAACTTAAGGCGGGCTGCGACAGGTCGTTAGTTCTTAAAAATACTAGCGAACTGCTTAATCTGCTTATCTATTGCGATCAGGTCGTCTCCGCCAAATTCGACGGACTGCCCGCAATCGCAGGTAACGATGGTGCCGGCACTAATGGTTGATAGCTCATATTTGCTTTCTTTACCGCAGGCGCAAGTAACGACTAGGCGCGGCTTAGAAAGGTTGTTTAGGTCGAGGTTAATTCTTGGTGCGTTCATTGTAATGGCTCCTTGTGTTGATTTTTGTTGCAAACTGATTATACATCAAGGGGCTTTTAGAGTGAATAAAGTTGAAAGGCTAAAAAATGATCGCTGAAACATCGTTAAAAGCATATCGCGCCATAAAGCCGTTTCTAAACGGCAAACGGGCGCAGGTATATGAATGCTTTAAATTGCATCCAAATGGCGCAACACGGCAAGAAATAGCGCGCTGGTACGGCGAAACACATAAGTTCAAAGAGTGCGGCGTATGCGGTCGCGCAAACGAACTGATAAAGCGAGGCTATCTGGTAGTAGTCGGCACGAAAAAAGACGCCGTTACGGAGCATAGCGCGGAGATTTTAAAAGTCGTCGAGAGGATAGCGTAATGCCTAGCATTGAGTTTGTGATCGCGTCTTTTGCGATCGGGATTATTTTGTTTGAGCTTATTAATTACTTCAAATTTAGGCTGTGAGATGAAACTCTTAGCACTGATAATTTGGATAATTTTGAGCTTTTTGGCGGTTTGCTTTTTTGTGTCGGCCATATTTGCGTGGCTGACGGTAGAGAAATTTAAGGGAGATGAGGAATGAACGAAAGCGAAAAAGCGGTATTTGAATTTATCAAAACCGAAATAAAAAGGGCGGAGACGGATGAGTTTGTTTATATTCGGTCTCAAAAGATTATAGAAGCTGCAGGAATTAGCCGTAATACTTTTCATAAGGTCGTCAAGAGTCTTAAGCGAAACGGCACATTGATCGTAGATGATTATACCTTAAGATTTGGCTACAAGTTGCCTAAGGAGGAAAAACAATGAACGAGATTTTAACTCTGATAAATCTTTTGGGCGACTACAAGCGCGCTTTGCTTTATGCGTATTTGCAAAACAAAGGCTGGGGCTTAATAATAGCCGACTGCGACATTTTAGACGACCTAAAATTTAGCACGATTGATCTAGTGAGAGCTAGAGGCGAGCTAATAATAAGCGGAGTAATAAGGGTCGAGTATCTACCCGACAATATGGCTAGACACGAAATAAGGGGTCTGTGATGAATAAGGGTTATGCGGTTTGTTTTAACGAGTGGTTTATCGACGCTAGAATAAAAAATGAGCTTAGATTACTACTAGCAATATCTAACTTAACCGCACAGGACGGCTATTGTTATGCGTCTAATGACTATTTTGTAGAGCTATTTATTGCCGACAAAATAACGCCTCAAACCGTCTCTGAAAAAATAAAAAAACTTGAGCGATTGGGGTACATAAAAATCGACTACAAAAAGCGCGGAGCAGAGATAACTAGACGCGAAATACGATTAAGCAAATCGGTAATCGACGATTCGGCAAATGACGAACCGACGATTAAGCAAATGCCGAAAGAGAATAATACAAACAAAGATGAATATTCTTATGCGCACGCACGCGAGAAAAATCAAACTTCGCTAGCAGCTAAAAGCGAGAATAAAAATTTCGATCGACCTCTAAACGAAAATCAAGTCGGTTATGGGGTAGAGAAACCTAACCCGATAAGCAAACCTACACTAGAAGCTAAACCTAGCCTAGACGCTAGAAAATCAAATAGCGACTACGTAAGCTACACAAGCCCTAAAAACTACGCGACCGAAAAAGAGTGGTACGCGGCGCTTAAGATGACTGACCTTATGGGCTGGAATATTGAGGGCATATTATACACGCACCTAATCCCATACCTAGAGGGCAAACGAGGACGACCGCTACAAGATTTTGAGATCAAGCGCATAAGCGTTGAGTTAGCCAAATACGTCGGCGTTTCGCAACTAGAGATCGTAAGGCGTTGCATAAAAGGCGGCTTTCGCGAAATAAAACCTTTCGGCACGGACAAACTACGCAAAGATTACCCCGATATGTGCTGGGAGCTAGGAGATAATTATGAAATTTGACGAGAGAATAGGCTTAGAGCAAACGCTACTAGCTACCGCGCTATACGATAGCCCCGATAGCGAGTTAGCCCCGCTCTTGAGACGAGGGCTAGACGAAAGTCTATTTAGCGGCGTAAGAATTAAAATCGCAAGGATGATAAACGACAAAATCAAAGAGGGGCTAGACTTTGAGAGCATAAGCAGAGCGGTAGTGATGCAATGCGGGAAAGATGCCGTTTTGTCAAAAGAGTGCGATGAGATCATTTCGCATAACCCGTTATTTGGCGAAAAATCTTACTCTTGGCTGATAAAACAAATCAAGAGCCGCGCAGTGCTACAAGAAACGCTAAAAAAACTAAGCAAGAGCGATCTATCAAACAAGCCAGAACTAACGCAAGACGAGCTAGAAAACGCATACGAGATACTCGGATCGGCGCTAGGAAAAATAAACGACCTAGACGACGGTAACGACGAGGGCGAAAATATGGGTGAATTCGTTAAGCGCGTAGAAAAAAATAGGGATTTAAAATTCTACCCTACGGGCTTACAATGGCTAGATATTGAGCTAGAGGGCGCAGGGCTAGCCGAGGGTAGTTTTATCAACATAGCGGGCGGCTCATTTGCGGGCAAGACCACTTTTACGCTAGAGCTTTTAAAATCAATGGCACAAAGCGAAAAAGTATGTTTTTTCAGCTACGAAATGTACGAAAAAATCCTAATCAGAAAGTTTAAATTTGCTAGCTGGGACGTGCTGCAAAATATCCAAATCTATCAAGACGGTGCGCAAATAGACAAGATCGCCGCAAGAATACGCAAGCTATCAAGAAAAGGCTACAAGATATTTGCTATCGATAGCCGTATGAAAATCCGCGTGAGCAACGAAAAAGCTAGCGAATACGAGAAAAACAACGAAATATCAAGCAAGCTAAGCGAGCTAACGCGCACGCTAGGCGTGATCGTGATACTAATCAATCAAATCAGCGAGGCGGACTTGAAAGCCGGCAGAAACAGCCTAAAAGGCAGCGGCGATCAAGTCTACGATAGCGATATGATAATTTATTTAAAAGCGACTACGAACGACCGAAAAGAAGTCGTAAAAAGAGAATTCGAAATGGCAAAAGACAGGATAGGCGAGCGGCTTTTTAAAGTGAATATCCCTGATTTTTACAAAAAAGAGCCGCAAGAGGTTTATTTTAATGAGGAGCTAGCGGTATGAAACTAGAATTTAGACCAGACGATAGAGGAAACTTTTACGACGTGCTTTTGGTGGATTTTGAAAGCTGCGAAGTCGTGATACTCGTCGCAGGTGGCAAAGAGCGCGTAAAGTTAAGCGAGGGCTGGCTAAGGGTCAAAGGTGAGCAAGGGAGTTTGTTTTGATGATACCAAAATACGAAAACACCCTAGCGTATGCAAAAGGGACGGGGCAAGTACCGCTAGAGGATCACGAGATGATGTATTTTTCCGATTGGCTTCGGGTAAATAAAATCCCATTTACGCACGTAGCAAATGAAAGAGTAGCCAGCGTGCAATACAAAAAGAAGCTCAAAGCAATGGGAACTAGCGCAGGCTTTCCGGATATGCTCGTATTTTTGCCTAGCAAGATCGTGTTTGTGGAGATGAAGCGCGCCAAAAAGAGCCTGAGTAGAGTATCGGATGAGCAAGAGGATTGGATAGATACTATCAACTGCTACGACTACGCAAAGGCGAAAGTTTGCTACGGCTCGGGCGAGGCGATAGATTTTATCAAGAGCGAGATGGGGAGAACGCGCTGATTGAAATACGACGTCGATAGATTTTATACATTATCGGAGTTTTTTAATGACGACTTCCGTCTTATGGCGTGCGTAATATCGCTAAAGATCGGCATCGAGCCGAAGCGGGCGTATAAAGACTTAGAATTTGCCAGATATAAGCCCGAATACCTCGATGTGCTAGAGGGTGTGCGTGCGGATTTTAAGGCCGATCCGATGAAACCATATAAAGAAGCCGTATTAGCTACAATCCCTAAAACGGACGTTATATTTAGCCGCGACGACTTCGCAAACATTGAGGCGTATAGCGTATTTGAAAAGTCGTACGACAAAAGCGGCGCGAAGCTAAAAAATAAAACCAAACGCCCGCGTAGGGTTAAAAAAGAACAACTAGAGTTTAAATTTTAAGGGGAGCGGGTGGCGAAGCTATCAGAGCAGGTAAGGAAATTAATAATAGCCGACCACTTGACGGGCAAATTTTCGCAAAGAGAGTTGGCTAAAAAATACGATTTATCCACCAGCACGATAAATAAAATTACAAAAGGGGTGGAAGCCAAAAACGAACACCTAGTGAACGCCCAAGTAGCGTTGCTGTCGGCAAGAGAAACATTACCGCCCGAACAAACGAACGCGATCGCGAACGCTGCGAGAGACGAATTTTATAATAGGCGGCTGATCGAAAACGCTACTCAAAAAAACCTAGCCAAAATTACGGAAATGCTAAACAAAAATACAAAATTTGAAAAGGTGGGCGTAGGCGACGGGGTGCAAAATTTCGAGCCGGTGGAATTAAACGCAAACGACTACAAAGCCTTGCAAGACGCGATAGATAAAGCCAGCCTAACGCTCGGCGTTAATCCTCGTTTTGGCGGCACTACGATAAACAATGCAAATGTAAGTCAAGAAGCCCAAATTCAACAGATCGTGATAAGCAAAGATGAGTAAACTAGAGGTCAAACTACTACCGCATCAATACGAGCTACTAGCCGACACAAGCACAAAAATCATCGGCTTAGTCAGCGGTTACGGCGCTGGCAAAACCTACGCCGCAGTTAGAAAAGCCTTGCAGCTGGCGTTTCTAAACCCGGGTTGTGCAGGCGTGATAACCGAACCTACCTATCCGCTCTTGCGCGATATACTATTCGGCGATCTTGAAAATGCGCTAGTCGAGTGGCGCGTGCCGTATAAATTTAACAAATCAAGTGCGGTATTTACTCTGGACGTAAACGGTGCCAAAACGCCTATTTTATGCCGTAGTATGGAAAACTGGGAGCGCCTTATTGGTATAAACGCCGCGTGGATAATATGCGACGAGTTTGATACGTCAAAAACCGAGATAGCACTAAAAGCTTACGAGAAGCTACTAGGCCGCTTAAGAGCAGGTAACACTAGGCAATTTATCATCACAACCACGCCCGAGGGTTTCCGCGCCACATATCAAATTTTCATAGAAAAAGGCGGCGATACTAAACGGCTAATCAAAGCAAAGACTGCGGATAATAAGTATCTGCCGCCCGACTTCATTGACACGCTAAAAGAGCAATACCCCGAGAATTTATTAAAAGCGTATTTAGAGGGCGAATTTGTAAACCTAACTAGCGGCACAGTGTATAGCTATTTTAGCCGCGATACCCACGCAAGCGCGGAAACTATCAAAGAGGGCGAGACGCTACACATTGGCGCGGACTTTAACGTCGGCGGCTGTATAAACATAGTCTGCGTAGAACGAACAGACAAAAAGGGCAATATCACTACGTATGCTGTCGATGAAATAATTAGCTATGACACTTACGCTATGGCTCAAACATTGCGCGATCGCTACAAAGGGCATAAAATCATCATTTACCCTGACGCTAGCGGACAAAATAGAAAAACTAGCGCGAGCGAAACGGATGCGCAGATTTTAAGAGGCGCGGGACATTTGGTATTTGTAAATCACTCAAACCCTAGCATAAAAGACCGCGTAAATTGTGTAAATAACCTATTTGACAAACGCCGCTTGCTCGTAAATATTTCAAAATGCCCGAACTTAACCAAAGCTTTAGAGCAGCAAGCGTGGGATAATAAAACCCAGCTGCCCGAAAAAAGCGACGCACACCCGGCAAACGATGATTACAATGACGCGCTGGGTTATCTAATCGCGTATAAATACCCGATAGCTGCGCGAGATTACCAAATCAAGGTAGTCGGTATTTAGTAGTAGAATGCAAAGAAAAAAGGCGCAAAATGGCGGTAAATGCAAAACATCCCGAATATTCTAAAAATTTAATCAAGTGGCAATTAATGCGCGATGCGCTAGCAGGCGAGGTGGCAAAAGAAAAATACGTGCCTAAATTAAGCGATCAAGAGGCGGAGGAATACAGCGCCTATGTAGGACGTGCGGAGTTTTACAATGCGACTGCAAGAACGCAGGTTGCGCTAACTGGGCTACTGTTTGCCAAGCCGCCTAAAGTAGAGTTGCCAGAAGCGTTAAAGGCAATCGGCGAAAATATCAGCCTAGATGATGACACGCTAGAAGCTCTTGCCAAAAATATCGCCGACGAGTGTTTAAGCGTGGGGCGTTGTGGCGTGCTTGTAGATCTGCCTAGTGTTGAGAAGTCCGACTACTCAAAGCTTGAAGCTGAGCGGTTAAATTTAAGAGCCTACGCCACGCTTTATAAAGCCGAAAATATCATCAACTGGAGAACCACGAAAATAAACGGCTCAAACGTTACGTCGCTTGTAGTGCTGGCCGAAACCTACACTGAGCCGACAAATGACGAGTTTGTGGAGAAAATAAAAACCCGCTACCGAGTGCTTGATTTACACGAGGGCTACTACCGTCAAAGAGTATTTAGCGAAACCAAGGCGGGGAATTTTGAAGTAGTTAGCGAAATTTATCCGAGCGCAAACGGGCAAAAGCTTGAATATCTGCCGTTTACGTTTTTTAACGTGAATGATCTAAAAACGACAGTAGAAAAACCGCCATTGCTTGATTTGGCTAAAGTTAATATTAGCCATTTTAGAAGCGAGGTCGATTTAGAACACGGCACGCATTTTACAGCACTGCCTACGCCTTACGTCACGGGCTATCAAGGCGAGAGTAGCGAAAAGCTAAAAATAGGCTCTACCGCCGTTTGGGTCATAAACGACCCGAGCGCAAAGGTTGGCTTTTTAGAATTTAGCGGCGCGGGGCTGTCTACGCTTGAAACCCGTATTGCAGTCAAAGAAAAAAGGATGTCGATTTTAGGCGCGCGTCTGCTGCTAGACGAGAAAAAGACCGCAGAAGCTACCGAAACGCTGCAAATGCGAAAAAGCGGCGAAAATGCGGTGCTAACCAATGTTGCCTCTACGATCAGTGAGGGCATAGCCTCATTTTTAAAAGACGTCGCCTTTTTTGAGAATATTGCGAGCGAAAATTTAATCTACGAAATCAACACCGACTATAATCTAACGATGATCGAGCCGCAGCTTTTAGCGCAAATAATCGCAGGCATTCAAAGCGGGGATATTCCTAACGAAGTGCTTTACGACGCGCTTTTAAAGGGCGAGCTAATGCCTAAAACTATCCAAAGTTACGAGGACTATCAAGCTAAGCTAGAACAAGCAGCGCCGCAGGTAACGCCGAGCGATGAAGCCGTTTAATCAACTGATAGCCGAGCTTGAAGTCGCGCGCTCTCTTTTGCACGAGCGGATAAAAAATGGGCTAAGTAAAAAAGTAGCGAAATTTTACGACGAGATGATCGCCGATTTGCAAGCTCAAATTTTAAAAAAGAAAAACGTAACGAATAATCTAGCCCAAACAATAAGCGACCTCAAACAAAGCTTAAAAACGCCCGATTTGCGTAAAGATTTTTTAACCCTAGCGCAAAACGAGCAAGACCATCTACTAGACTACAACGAGCTGGCAGGATTTAATTTATTTTCTAGCGTATTGCCAGAGAGTAGCATCGAGCGGCTAGTAGATAGCGCGCAACTAGAGGGCGCGACCGTCAAAGCGTGGAACAATGGCCTAAACGCCGATCAGAAAAAGAGACTAGAGCGCGAGCTAAAGATAGGCGTGAGTTTGGGCGAGACTACGCCGATGTTAGCCCAAAGGATAGCGCAGGCTTTACAAAAAAATAAACGCGACGCTACCGCTATCGCTCTAACCGGAGCGGGCGCGATAGTAAGCGAAATACGCCAAGCATTTTTTGAGGCAAACGACGACGTCATAAAATGCTACAAATATCAAGCCACGCTAGATACTCGCACGTCAGAACTATGCAGAGCCTACGACGGGCTAATATGGGATAAAGACTACAAACCTATCGGGCATAATTTTCCGTTTCGCAAGCCCCGCGTAAATACTCATTTTAATTGTCGTAGCACCATAATACCCGTAACCAAAAGCTGGGACGAGCTGGACGTAGAGGGGATGGATGAAGCAAGCGGTCGCACTAGGTCAAGTATGAACGGCTACGTGCCGCAGGATATGACGTTTAACGACTGGCTAAAAACCCAAAGCCCCGAAACGATAGAAAAGACGCTAGGCAAGGGCAGAGCCGAGCTATTTATGCAAGGCAAGATCACTATGCGCGATTTGATAACGCAGCAGGGGCGGAGTTTGGATTTAAACGAACTCGTAAAAAGAAAAGGCCTAAACGAGTATAGCAGCGCTCGCTCATTTAGCTATAAGGTGCCAAAGGAATTTAAAGAAGCGATAGGACTAAAAGTAGATAGGATTTTTGGCAGCGAAACGCATCTTTATTCTTTGCATAAGGGAATGTTTAAAGGTAGGACTGAAATTTCTCAGACGGTAGGCGATATTTTACAAGGTTTTGAATTTAAAAAAGATGCCAAAAGAAATGGGAGCGTAATTCTAGGCAAAGCGATAAGCGACAAAAAGATGATCGACATAGGAATAAATTTAAAAGACGGCGTTATCTTTCACTTAAATAAGAAAAAATGGGACAAATCTATGAAAGAAGCGAGAAGCAAGCGGTAGAGCCACCTTCCTCTACACAGGGAAACCCCGGGCAGGCTATGCTGGGTCGTTATCGATTTTGACCGTTCGCTTGCTTCGTTGCCGTTATTATACCATATTTTCACTGCAAAATTATAAATTTACATCCTTATCGGCGCAAGAAATTTATTTTATACATCGTTTTTGATGTAAATTTTACTCTTGACTTTTTTGTTTTTCGTGCTCTCAAAAAATCCTGCGAAAAAGTCCAAAAATAGTAAATCCTGCAGGATTTGCCAAATTCGGACTTTTTCAGAATATTTTCACCAAACCAACCCCATTTAAAATTTAAGTTACTATTCTATCAAAGGCTGTGCCTTAAATTTAACTCTTGTGGAGGACGAAATGACGATCGAGGAGCTAGAAAAGCAAGTCAGTGATTTGCAAGCAGAAAAAGAGAGAATGGAAGCCAAAAATAAAGAGCTTTTGGCGGAAGTTAAAAAGGTAAAAGCTAAAAAACGCTGA